GAGCTGCACCATTCCTGCCGGGATGTGCGTAACCATGCCGACGGTTTCCATCTCGGGCTCTTCCATCGGGCACCACGAACACGTGACTGATACGTAACCCTCCAGCAAGTCGGGCCACAGCCAGCCAACGCTGACCACGTGCTGCGTCTTTGGTTTGTAGTCCTTCGTGCTTATCCAGCCATTGGTTGAATCGAATGCGTCAATCCAGTGCACTGCAACCAAGGACCAAGGACATTTACTCATGCGTCATACCTCTTGTCGTAGAGCAATGAGCCTACGTCTGATGGCTTGAGAAGGTAGCCCCATGCCGGATTGTCGGAACGCCTCGCGAAATCGCGTGTTTCCAAAGTCTCCATGTTCGCCTCAATAAATCGCTTCAGGCGGTCTACAGCAACAATGACGAAGCCACCGTCCATCGAGAAGATGTACACCCACCACTGGGCTTTGGTTACCTGCAGCCCTGACGGAATCCACTTGCCGCAGCGCCGAGGATTCTGGCGCATCTCGACCGCCATGTTGCCGTTTCGGTAGCGGTCTGACTTGACTTCGAACGAACCCTCCACCAGAGACTCGAGCATCTTGCGTATGCGCTTCTCGCCCATCTGTCCATACTTGAGGTCTTCATCAAAGTTGAATGTGTTGGACTTGATGTCCCAGTCGCTGTTCTTCACAGTGGTATGCGCGCTTGGCGCACCATCTGAAGACAGCCGACATAACCGGCAAGGTCGACGATGTTGTCTGGCACGTCAAGGCCATTCTGCATTTCGTTCATCAGTCGTGAGAGTTTCACGCAAATCATGAAGAGGATTCCGTCCTCTGCTGTCATGACTTCCTCGCCCTTCATTGCATTGAAGATTGCGACTGTCCTTGAGTAATCGTCAAGTGGATGAGAGTAGGTGTTCTGTCTGTCTCTCGTGATTAGTTCATGCGCCTTGAGAAGAATCTCCGCGCCTGCGGCCTGGTTTTCCATTGTTCCCCTTTGCTAGTTGTTCGACTTTCGCTATCAGATTCCACAACGTGTCTTGTTCGGTCACCCCTGGGTAGACCTTCCTAAGAAACCCTGCGATTGCCTTCAACTCCATTCTGCTCAACTGTTCGTTCATTGTCAAGTATCCCCTCTGAGGCGTGAGACTCTAGGTGGTCGGTGAGCCGTTCGTCAACCTTGTCCACCTTGGTTTCAATACGGCGCTGAGAACTGTACAGCATTGTCAACATGCCACGCACGTAGGCGTGGTCCTTGGAGTTCTCTTCCTTGAACTTCTGGAGGGCCGCGACGATGATTCCGCCGACTGCCGTTACGATGGCAGCGAGGACAAGCGCCCAGCCCGCATCCATTATGCGTCCGTCGGCTTGTTTGCGAGCCACTCTTTCACGCGTGTAGGTACGGCATCACCGGCCACGTAGCGCAGATGCCACGGCTCGGACTGGAGTTCCCATGAGAAGCCGAACGACTGTGCGTGCTTGAGCAACCACTCCAAGCGTTTGCCTGATGCGTGAGCAATGTCTATGGCAATCGCAAGATTGTGGTTCGAGGTACCGGGCACAGCCATCGGAGCCATACCTTTTTTCAGGTACCAGAGTTTCCCTTTGTAGATGCGCGGTGTCTGCTTGAGGAGTTTTTTGCCCGGCTTATCCGTGTACCTTTGGAAGAACCCGTACTCCTGGGTTTCGAGGGAGCGGTACGTGTCCGCTTGGCTCGTGGGCGCGAGGTCGATTCCTTCGGCGTTGGCTGCTGCGTCCATTGCTTCGTATGCGTCAGCCGCAAGACGATGTAGTTTGCCTTTGCCTTCAATCGGGCGCATAAGTTCTTCAGGTACACGACCAGGTGTTACTCCTTTGAGGTCAGATGGAAGGGTGACTTTGACAATGGGAAAACGGGCAGCCATTACTTTTTGCCGAACGCCTCTTGGATTTCCTCTTTGGTTAGTTCCCCGTCTGTTGACGCGACGGCGAGTTTTTGGACTACCTGTACGCATGCCATAAATCCTGCCAGAAGGGCAGACTTGGTAACCGAAACTCCGATGACTGCTCCACCGGTGACGGCAGGGAGGGCATTAGCAAGGAACAAAGAGAATAAGCGCTGGCCCAAGTCGAGGAACTTGGCTACCGTGGCGTTGGCTTTGAGCATGATTTCAGTCATCTTTCCCCCCTGTAAAGGTTAGGACCGAGTGTAGCACTAGGGCAACGCCACTAATCCAAAGCGCTTGCCGAAGTGTTGGGCCTGAGAGGGTGATGAGCACGAGGCCGATGCCTGCGACGGTCCACGAGTTTTCTTTGATGTAGTCGAGCAAGCGTTTCATTTGCGTCGAATACTAGTGGCTGCGGCTGCCACGACAGTGACGACGATGATGGTGTTGACCACCTGGCGCTGTTCATCAGTGATTTTGGAGCCTTCTCGTATGCCGCCTCCGGTGCAGAGTTCTACGGCTCCGATTTCCAGGAGTTCTTCGGTGGTGCGGGTGTCTTCCCATCGTTCGCCCGTGGTCCAGCAGTGGACTGGGGTGAGTGGTAATAGCAGGGCTAGGAGGGCAAACACGCTACGATGCTAGACGTGCGCCACTTCTTCGTTGTCGGGTTGACCGTCCTGGGCGTGGTGCTATTGGTGCCGATTGTCGGCTTGTGGTGGATGTTTAGGGACTGGCCTGAGCAAGGGCCGTTCGACTAAACGATTTCAACCCACGAGGTTGTGTCCTCATCCCAACGGTACGGTTTGTCGTCTGTCGGATATGGGACTGGGGCTTCCCACTGGCAGGTGTCTTCGTTCAACACCCACGATGCGAACGGCTTCGGTGCGATGAACGCGTCACGTACTGCGTCGTAGGTGTAGCCGATGCCTGCATAGTTTTTGCGGAACGTGGCGTTGTAACTGGTTTGTTTCCAGTTTGTGCCGAGGCCGAGCGATTCAAGGAACGCTGCGCCTTGCGCTTCGTTCGCTGGTGCTGGGTCTGGGCAATCGTTGTCGGATACCACGAGAACACGAAGGACCGTGTTGTTGTTGTCGAGTTGTGCCATGTGCGCCATAAGGGTCTCCTTACGAGATTACCAGTGAACTTGTGCTTGTGAAGGTGTGGATAGTGTAGTTGCCGCTGGTGGTAACTGTTCCTCCCGTAATCGTCAAGCCCGTTTGGGTTGCCGAAGCAGTTGTGTCAGCGGTCAAGTAGCGCACAACTACAATGCCGGACCCGCCACTACCACCCGTGAAAGCAGTTCCATTGTCGTTTCCTGAGCCGCCGCCACCGCTGCCTGTGTTCGCTGATGCCGCACCACCATTACCGCCACCGGCATTGCCCGCACCGCCACCGCCACCGCTACCGACAGTTTGGTCAGAACCACCACCACCGCCACCAGCGCGCGCAACGCTTGAACCCGTAATGCTGTTATTGAGCGAACCACCGCCGTTGCCACCATTCGTACTGCCGCCGTTATTACCTGCTCCACCAGCACCACCACCGCCACCACCACGGTTGCCGTCAGTGCCTCTGCTTCCGCCTGCATAGCCTTGATTTGCTGTTCCAGCACCACCATTAGCACCATTGCTACCGCCGCCACCACCAGACCCGCCTGATGCGCCATTGGCATGTGTACCGCCGCCGCCACCGCCACCTGTTGATGTAATGGAACCAAAGACGCTGTTGCTTCCGCTGCTTGCGCCAGCCCGCGTACCACCAGCACCACCGGCGCCGATAGTGACAGTGTACGTCGTGTTTGCAGTTAGTGAAAGTGCACCCTCGGCAGATGAGCCTCCGCCGGACGTGGCGCCACTCACATTGGTGCGATAGCCACCAGCACCGCCGCCACCACCGCTACGTATGCCGCCATCGTTTGTGCCTGACCCACCGCCACCACCGCCAGCAATAACGAGATACTCAACAGAAACGGAAGTTCTTCCACTGCCAAGCCCGGTGACGTTACCCCAGGTCCCGACAGTAGTTGAGACCCTTGTGCGTTGTCCTCCGCGACTCATGCGATTACCAAATTACCAGTGCTGTTGAAGGTGTGAATCGTGTGCGAGCCGGAGGTGGTTATTGTTCCGCCAGTAATGGTGAATGTCGAACCGTCAGCAGTCAAGTAACGCACGATGACAACACCCGCACCACCAGCGCCGCCAGTAAATGCGGTTCCTTGGTCGCCACCGCTACCGCCACCACCACCGCCGGTGTTTGCAGTGCCAGCGTTGCCGTTTCCATTCACGGCACCCGAACCGCCACCACCAGTTCCAGCCGCGCCGGCTTGGTTGTCTGAACCACCAGAACCACCACCACCGCGAGTTACTGCCGTGCCAGTGATGCTGTTTGAAAGACCATTGCCGCCAGTTCCCGAAACGACACCTCCGCCATTGCCGCCAGCCGCGGAAGCACCACCACCGCCACCAGCACGGTTGCTGTCACGACCGCCTCCGCCGAAACCCTGTGCGGTCGCACCAGTACCAGCGGTGCTTTGGTCTCCGCCAGCGCCACCACCAGAACCACCGTTTAGACCACCAGAACCAGTTCCACCACCACCACCACCACCAGTGGATGTAATTCCGTTGAACACGCTGTTGCTTCCGCTGTTTCCGCCGTTTCGCGTTCCGCCAGAGCCACCAGCACCGACCGTTACCGAATATGTGCCGGGAGTCAGGGTCATCGATGCTTCTGCTGAAGAGTTTCGACCAGACGTGGCGCCACTTACGTTGGTGCGATAACCGCCTGCACCACCGCCACCACCAGAACGAACGTCAGATGAGTTGGTACCAGAACCAGCGCCGCCACCGCCACCAATAACCAGATACTCAACAGCCAGAGTGAGAATTGGCGCAACCCAACCAGTGCCAAACCATTGGCCAACTAGCGTGCTGACTCGCTCTCGTTGACCCCACCGCAGCGTCATGCTGCTACCTTACGAAATGCGGTTGACGTAACCGCCAATAAGAATCACGTTCGTCGTCGCAGCAAACGCTGTCACCGTACGAGCAACAGACCCAGTACCAGCCAACGTGAACCCGGGGACCACAAGCACAAGACCAGACTCAGCCGCAATCGTCAACTCAATCAAGTCATCAGGTGCAGTCGTGCCACCGAACTCGATGGTCAGTTTGCGGGCAGTTGTGTCCGAGTTGACTGCATACAGCCAAATCTCGTCAAGGATGCTCGCTGACGTACCAGTCGCATGAATCGTCGTACCAGTCGTCGCGGTCGCCGCCACCTTGATGAGACGACCACCCGTCGAACCGCTGAGATTTAGTTTGCTGAATGTTGCCATGTGTCCTTATCCTAACTGAAGACTTGTACTGCGATAACGATTTGGTCATCCTCGCCAGAGGACAACGCCTGCGCCCACTTTAGCCCAGTCGCCGCAGTGGAATCGGCGGTCAACACGAAGTTGTTTGTACCTACCCCAAGACGAGCCACATCCGAACCATCGAAAGCAACGATGTCGCCCTTCGTCGTGTAACGCGACGCAAGGAAGTTCGCTTCATCAGCGTCATCCGCTGAGAAGACGGGGTAGATAGTCGCACCGGAAGCATGGCTCTGGGCAGTCGTGTCATCCTGCGCGCGGGTAAGGGTCAGCACTGAGCCTGAAATGGTGGCGCTGCACTTCTCCTCGCTCGCAGTCCCAGGACTAATGACGACATAGAACGGCACTGCTGCAGCCGACGGCCAACCAGTCGTCGCCGCCAAAGTAGCCGACGTGTCGCCAGACGCCAAAGCGTTGACAATCGTGGTTTGCGCCGCTGCGCCTTTGTACTGTCTACGAGTTACTGCTGCCATTGGAACCTCATCTTACACTACGCATAACGACTATAGCAGTACCCTCGAAGTCGTTTTCCACGTGGGCATTGATGATTTGCTGAACCTGCATCTGGACGTTCTCCACGACAACGGCAAAGGTTTCTTGGTTCTCCTGATAGATGACGACCCTGGGGTTCTCGACCAGGTCTCGCAGGTAGCCAAGTTCTCTGTCGACATCCTGCCAGTACTCCCTTCCCTTGACGGACAGTTTGTGGTGCATGACGAGGGGGACCGAAAAGATTTGGGAGCGAAGGGGTGCCGCGTAAGCACGGGCCATCCAGCGGGTTAGGGTCGGGCCCGTTGTGGCGCCGGAAGAACGAGTAAGCGTGACCTTGATTTCGGCCTCGAACACCTTGCTTTCCAGCCCGTCAAAGGTTCTCTCCTTGATGCCCTCAATGCTGACCGGGGAGAAGTCGTGGAAGTCTCCCCCATCCGAGGCAATCGACAACTGGACAAACCCAACCAACGGTAGACAGCGGATGTCCAACTTCGGGATGAACTTGGCGTCTGGCACACCCCACCGATAGATACCTGAACGCAGGTAGCCCGACGACACAAGGTTCGTGGCGTGTGGCTGGAACACACCAACACCAGACACCGTGAACAGCACATCGTTCTGGAACTCATGTATCGCTTGCACCGTACCCTGGGCGGTAGCCATCAGGTCGGTTGCATACGCTGGCTGTTTCTT